ATGCTAAAAGAAAACGTGGCGCAAAAATGCGTAAGAAAGGTGCAAAGGGTGCACCTACTGCAGCTAACTTTGCGAGAGCAAAACAAACAGCGAGGAAGAAATAATGGTTGATGAAAATAAAACTGCAAGACAATTAATAAAAGATTTTAAAACTAAAAAATTAACCCTTAGCAATTTCTTAAACCCAACTAATATAATAAGTGAAATTAAAGATATTTCAAAAATTATTAAGAAGAAAACTGGAACAACTAAAGGCCCTGCAGGAAGGGGTTTTAAAAGAGGTGGTAGAGTCAGATGACAAAATTATGTCCTAGAGGTAAAGCAGCAGCTAAGCGTAAATTTAAAGTTTACCCTAGCGCGTATGCAAATGCTTATGCTTCAAAAATTTGTGCAGGTAAGATTAAAGACCCTAGTGGTGTAAAGAGAAAAGATTTTAAAGGACCTAAACCAGCAGGTAAAGCTGGTGGTGGAGAGATAGTAGATTTCAACAAGGTATCTCAAGATAGAAAAAAAGTTTCCATGTTTAACAATGGCGGTATAGCGAGAGGCTGTGGTGCTATCATGGAAGGCAAAAGAAAAAAAACTAAGTTTGGATAATGTCTGGGCACAAAGGTTTAGCTAAGTGGTTTAAGCAAGATTGGGTCGACATAGGCGCTAAGAAAAAAGGCGGCGGTTTTAAAAAATGTGGTCGGTCTAAACTAAAAGCAGATAGAAAAAGAAAGTATCCAAAATGTGTTCCTGCTGCAAAAGCAGCAAGAATGACAGAGAGTCAAAGACGATCAGCAGTGAAAAGAAAAAGAAGTAAACCTCAAGGTGTTGGAGGTAAACCAACTAATGTGAAAACATTTGCAAAAAAAGCCATGGGTGGTTTAATAGAAAGAAGAGCGGGAGCAGCCCAAAGAGGCTTTGATTTTAAAGGTGTATTCTAAAAAAGAGATAGTAGCAGACGTTCGTAAGTGGTCTGAACATTACTTAGAAATACCCAATAAACATTTAGGTGGTTTTCCAGCGTGTCCTTTTGCTAAGAAAACTTGGAAAGACAATAAAGTCGTTATTGAAGTAAAACGTAAAAGCAAGTGGTATAAAACAGAATTGAATGCTCATTTGAAGCAGTTAGACTTTTCTGTTCATGAAATATTGATATTTTGTGATCCTTACTTTAATTATTCCTTAGAGCAATTTCAGGATATTATAGATGCGTACAATACTTGGTATAATAAGAAGGATATATATTTTATGGGTTTTCATCCCCACAATCCAGCCAACGAGGAGGAGCAAGAGTTTCTTGTCACTCCAAATGGGGACGCCCCTACTGTAGAAAGCGACATGGAATATTCCATGATGCTGGCACAAAAGTTCTCGCAATTGCAGGAAGCTTCTGATAAATTACACAGGATTGGTTACTATAAGTTGTGGCCAAAAGGATACTATCAAGACGTTGTAGTATCAAGACAAAAAACCTATAGACGAATATTCGGAGGTCAATATGATGGGTAAGAAAAAACAAGTAAGAATGAAAGGCGGCGGCGCTATGAAAGGCAAGAAAAAACAAGTTGCTAAAAAACGTGGCGGCGGTTCTATGATGAACAAGATGATGGGTGGCGGTTCTATGATGGATCGTGTATCACCTAGAAAAGCTATGGGCATGATGGGTGGCGGAGCTGCCATGAAGGGTAAGAAAAAAGCTGTTAAAAAAAGAGGTGGCGGAATGATGAAAAACGCTGTCAAAAAAAGAGGCGGCGGAATGATGAAAAAGAACGGCAAAAAATAGATGCCAACTTACGCTTCAACAGCAAACTTTGACCTCAGCATAGATGATATAGCTGAGGAAGCATATGAACGTTGTGGTTTGCAAGTTCGTAGTGGATACGATTTGCAAACTGCAAGACGTTCCTTAAATCTATTATTAGCAGAGTGGGCTAATAGAGGATTAAATCTTTGGACAATACAACTACAAGAAAAAACAATTGCTGCAACGACAACAAGTTTAACAGGAACAAGTTTATTTGGTAGTGGTGCGAATGATAGTCAACAAATAGTAGATATTACTGATGTAGTTATTAGAGATTCTAGTAACAATGATTTTTCTGCTAATTCAATAAGCAGATCTACTTATTTAAACTATGCTGTTAAAACAACCAGCGGAAGACCAACTCAATACTATTTTGAACGTACGATAAACCCAACACTATTTCTATATCCTGCAGCTGATACAACTTACACTCTAAGGTATTATGCTCTTGTTCGTATGTTTGATGCGGGCGATTACACAAATAATGCTCAGATTCCTTTTCGTTTTCTTCCATGTATGACTGCTGGATTAGCTTATTACATGTCTATGAAAAAAGCGCCAGATAGAATTCAATTATTGAAACAAATTTATGAAGATGAGTTTCAAAGAGCCGCTGCACAAGACGGCGAAAGAACCAGTTTATTTTTAACACCTAAAACCTATTTACCATCAGGAGCTTAAATGGGTAAGTATGCATCAGGCAAATTTGCTAAACGCATATCTGATAGATCAGGTATGGCTTTTCCATACAATGAGATGGTCAAAGAGTGGAACAATTCCACTGTTCATATTTCTGAATACGAAGCTAAACACCCTCAATTAGAGCCTCTACCTATTATTCAAGACCCACAATCTTTACAAGATGCTAGACCTCAAATAGCAAATTCAACATGTTTTGTTGGTTTAATAGGAGTAAATACAAACAGATTTGCTAATGTGGGCATGCAACCAAAAACAGAGGCTAAAGAAACAAGATTGCAGAGCTTTGCAGGAAATGTTACAGTGAGCACATCATGACCGATTATTCAGATTTGTTATCTAATGTAAGAGATTATACTGAAACATCTTCTGATGTATTATCAGATTCTATTATAAATCAATTTATTATATCTACTGAAGACAAGCTAAGAAGAACAGTAGATCTAAGTTACTACAGAAGATATGACACTGCTACACTTACTGTAAATAATGCTTTTTTACCGCTTCCTGCAGATTGGGAAGCAACCAGATATATTCAGTTAATAGACGGTTCTAATAATAGAACATTCTTGATACAAAAAGACATTTCGTTTATGAATGAATTTGCGCCGAATAGGACATCAACAGGAGCAGGTACTCCCAAGTATTATGCTGTATATGACGATGACACTCATATGTTGGCGCCAACCCCGAACGCTGCATTAACTGTAGAGCTCGCATACACGTACAAGCCACCTGTCTTATCCAGTACGACAACATCGAATTGGGTTAGTCAGAACGCTCCAAACGTGCTTTTATATGGTTGTGTTTTGGAGGCACTTGGATACTTGAAAGGTCCAGCCGATATGATACAATACTATGATAAAATGTATAATCAGTCTGTACAGGCTCTAGCCACATATGAGATGGGGCGTGACCGTAGAGACGAATTTCGAGATGGCGTTATTCGTATCCCTCTCGAGTCTAGGAACCCATAGGAGATTATTATGGCAATTACACAAGCTGTATGCAACAGTTTCAAAGTGGAGATCCTGAAAGGCCTACACGATTTTACGGCTACGACGGGGAATGCTTTTAAACTAGCGCTATACGATTCAGAAGCAACTTTAAGTAAATCAACAACTGCTTTTACACAAACTGATGAAGTGGCAAACTCAGGAACTTATTCTGAGGGCGGTGGAACATTAACGTCCGTTACACCAACTTTATCAAGTGATACTGCTGTATGTGATTTTAATGACATATCATTTACAAGTGCAACTATTTCTGCACAAGCTGCTGTTATTTACAACAGCTCGACTGTAAGTGGTTTGACAACAAACGCATCAGTATGCGTTCTTGATTTTGGTAGTGTAAAATCTTCAACTGCTGGTACGTTTACAATTACGTTTCCTGCTGCTGAAGCAACTGCTGCAATTTTAAGAATAGCATAGGAGATAAAACATGGCCTCTATCCAAGGATGGGGCCGAGAAACTTGGAACAGTGGTGCCTGGTCAGAGCAAGCACCTGTATCTGTTACAGGTAATGGCCTCACGTCATCTCTAGGTACTGAGACAGTTACCACTGACCAAAACATTTCAGTAACAGGTATTGGACTTACCTCTACGGCAGGAACTGCTGTTGCTACAGGTGTAGCTGAAGTAAGCCCTACTGGAATTGCACTTACTGCATCTTTGGGTGAAGAATCACCTCAAACAGATCAAAACATTTCAGTAACAGGATTAGGAACTACTTTATCTTTAGGTAATGAATCAACTTCCGTAACAAAAACAACAGGTTGGAATCGTGATACAGATATCAATACTGGTGGATCTATTGGTTGGGGTGATCAACAATGGGGTGCTGTTGGTATTTCACAAGCTTTAACAGGTCAAGCTTTAACAGCTTCATTAGGTGAAGAGTCAACTGCAACAGACCAAAACATTTCAGTAACAGGAGTAGGCACAACATCTTCTATAGGAACATTTTCTATTTCAGGCGACGGACAAATAACAGTCGTAGCTGGTGCAGAAACAGCCATGCAATCAGCTGTAGGCACACCAGAGGCTGATCCAGAATTTGTTGTATTCCCTAGTGGTAATGCTTTAACTTCAGCCGTAGGCACTGTTGGAACATCAGTATTTGTTACAGGTGTAGGCTTAACCTCTAGCCTTGGCGAAGAGACTCAAGAAACAAGTTATGAAGCACCGAGTGTTTCTGCTACTTCTAGTGTTGGAACACTTAATATTCGTACAGATGTAAGCTTTACAATAACAGGAGTTTCTGGTACAAGTGCAACTGGTACTTTACAAGGGACCTTCTGGTCACAAGTAGATGACTCAAACAGCGGAATAACCTGGACGGAAGTTCATAAAGCTGCATAAAAGTTTTGACAAACTTTAAATTAATCATTAAATTTTAAATTAGGAGATTAAATGGCATCAACATTTTCGACAGGTTTAAGAATAGAACTACAAACCACAGGAGAAAATTCTGGAACTTGGGGTACTATTACAAACAATAACTTTTCTCAAGTATTTGAATTTGCTATTGCTGGTGTTTATGCAAAAACTCTCTCTGGAACAGGGCCAACAACTTTAACGAATGCAGATGGTCCACAATCTCAAGCTAACAACGAAGCAAGACAAAACCAAATAATTTTTTCTGGAACTATTTCTACAACTCACATAGTTCAGTTTCCAACTACACAAAAAACTTACGGACTTTATAACAATATTTCTGGTGGTGCTGACGTCACTGCAAGATTAGGTGCTACTGGAAACACATTAACAATTACAAATGGTAAATATAGATTAGTTTCTACTGACGGAACTAATTGGTATGATATTTTTACACTTGCTGGTTTAGGCGAGTCTTGGATAGAAAAAAGTGGAAACTATACAGCTTCGGATGGTGACAACATCTTTGTTGATACATCTGGAACTGCTGTAACAATTACCTTACCTTCCTCTCCTTCAATTGGAAATCAAGTGAAAATAATTGACTCACATGGTACATCAGGCACTAACAATATCACTGTAGCAAGAAATGGTTCTAAAATACAGGGAGCAACATCAGACTTAACAATTTCAACTAACCGTGCTGCTATAGCGTTGGTGTTTTATGACAGTGACAACGGTTGGTTATTAAAGTATAACGATTAATTATGGCTAACTTACAAGATATAGTAAATAGAAGTGAAGTAGGGGCTATCAAGCCTTGGACAAAAACAACAGCTCCTGATGGTTATCTTTTATGTGATGGTGCGGCCGTATCGAGAACTACATACGCAGATTTATTTGCAGTTGTTGGAACTACTTACGGCACAGGTGATGACTCAACTACTTTCAATGTTCCAAACCTACAAGGTAAT